CGATACCTTCGGCACGCTGCTCGCGGCGGCGGACCTGGCGCTCTACGACCACCTGCCCGACGCCGAGCTGCTCGCCGATTGGGCGCGGTTGTGTGCGCCCGAGGGGCTGGCCGAGATCTCGGAGACCGACGAGGATCACCAGGCCTGCCTGACGCACCTGACGACGACGACGGTGCAGGCGCGCGGCGGCGACAAGCGCGAGACGCTGGGCACCTGGATCGCGACGGCGGCCAAGAACAACGACGAGACCGGGCGCGCGCGGGCACAGCTCGAGGAGCTCGGGCTCAAGCTCGTCAACGCGCGGCCGTTGGCGGACGAGGGCGGGCGGCGGCGGTTCGGTGCGGTCGACCACATGGCGGGGCAGGCCTGCTACCTCGCGGTGACGCTCAAGCACCGGTCGCTCGCCGAGATCTTCGGGCCGACCAAATGGCAGGGGGGTGGTTGGTCGCAGACCCTGGCCCGCGCTCCGGCCGCGATCAGGGGGGTGAAGGCGAAGTTCGCCCGCCAATCGCTGACGGCGGTGCTGGTGCCGATCGAGCTGGTGATCGACGTGGACGAGGTGCCGGGCTGGGTGGCGTGCCCGGCGATGGAGGGCGGATCGTGAGCGGGCGCGACCGGTTGCGGCGCGTGGCCAGCGAAGCGAAGCGTAGCGGTGCGGCCACGCAAGACGACTTGCGCGCTTGCGCGCACGACTTGAGCGCCCCGCGCGAATACTTGCCCTGTTCTTTTTTTGCGGTCCGTACCCCAGCCCGTTGGGGTCGGCAACGATTGTGGCGCGGTCGGCGGGGCCCGGTTCTCCGGTTCCAAACGGGTCGGGGGGGCAGAACCGGTAAGCGCCTGTATTGTCACGGTTCTGTGGTTCCGTTCTGTGGACCCTTGCGTGACGGGTGCGGGGGCGCAGGTGCGCGCGTGCAAGATCATCATCGCCAGAACCACAGAACCACAGAACCCTCCCTTGAGATCGGGGGAAATCAGCCATTGGTGGAGGGTCGCGCGGTTCTGTCGCGGTTCTCCGGTTCCGAAGGTGATAGAATATGGGGCGGATACTCGCTCTGGGCGCAGGTCGCCTCCGCCAGCCCGGATCAGCGGTTGTTCGCTGGGGGCGCGGCGCGAAACTTTTGGGGGTCGGCGGGCCGGGCGGGCGGCGAGCTCGGGAATGGCGGATTTCCGCCGTTTCTCGGGGCCGGATCGGGCGATGTCGGAATGCCGATGTCGGAACGTGGAGAAGAAGCCGTGCCGTTTCAGCGGTTTGCGGGGCAGCGTCAGAAGCCTGCGAGGCTCGCGCGTGGGACCCCGGGGGGTGTCGATCGGCCCGGCCCGGGGGGTACCCCCCCCAACCCGCGCGCTCCCTCCCCTAGCACCCTGGCGCTGCGGGTAATCCGGATCCGGATCGGCCTTGCTCGTCGCTGTTCCGTCGTGACGGGGGTCAGGATTCGGTGCCGCTCAATCCTGAATGACGAAATGGGGTCGGGGGTGTGGACCTCGGGTGCCGGCAGGCGTCAGGCCCGGGCGAACGCGGGGCGTGAGGCAGAACAAGGACGGGTCGGGGAGCGCATGGGGGCTGTCTCGACTGGGGGGCTTAGCCGGAAGCGACCGACGCTATGGAGGGCACCCGATCATGTCAACGGCTGAGACCGGCGACGCCCTGATCGCGCGGGAGGCGGTCGGCCAAGCCAAGGCGCTGCTCGAAACCGAGCGCGCGGCCGAACTGCGCCAGCTCGACCTGCTCGACCAGCCGAGCCCGGAGGAAATGCTCGAGGCGCGCGAGGATCTGGGGTTCGGCGCGAGCGGGCGCGCGGTCGCGACCGAGGCGCGGCAACGCCGGCGCGGGCGGCCGGAGGGCGCGCGGAACAAGCGAACCGATGATTTCGCGCGGTGGCTGCTGTCGTTCGGGCAGCATCCCGCCAAGACGATGATGCAAGTCCAAGCTACGCCGACCGAAGTGTTGATGGAAGCGTCGAAGAAGTCGTACCTCGAATGCCTCGACCGACGCATCCGGTGCGCCGAGGCGCTGATGCCGTATCTCGAAAGCAAGAAGCCGGTCGCGGTCGACCTGTCGTTCTCGAACGTCGCGGACCTGATGATCGAGGGGGTGACGCACTCGCGCGACGAACTCGGTGAGATGATCGAAGGCGAATATCTCGACACCGCCGACGAACTCCCGCCGACGGAGGATGCGGCATGACGAACCTGGTGACGTTGACCTCCCCGGGACCCGTGGCGGACGCGTTCATGCGGAGCCGGGCGTTCATCGCGGGGATCATCGGGCCGGTGGGGTCGGGCAAGACGATGGCGATGCTGTCGAAGGGGGTCCGGAACGGGGCGCTCCAGGGCGGTAGGCGCGACGCGCAGGGGGTGCTGCGGCGCAAGGCGCGGTTCGGGGTGATCCGCGAGAGTTATCCGAACATCGAGGCGAACACGCTCAAGTCGTGGTTCAACATCGTGCCCGAGGAATACGGGTCGTTCGGCTGGAAAGCCCCCTACGTCCACCGCTTCCAGCGAGTGCTGCGGCGCGAGGGCAACCGGCGCGACGGTCGGCCTCTCGATGTGCTCGACATGGAGGTCGAGTTCCGCGCGATCGGCGACAAGTCGGTCGAGGAGGTCACGCGCGGGTGGGAAGTGAACTGCGTCGGGATCGACGAGGCCGACCTCCAGCCGGCCGAGCTGATCTCGTTCCTGTCGGGCCGTGTCGGTCGCTTCTCCAACCTCGACGCGTCGTCGGTGGTCGATCCGCAGATCCTGCTGAGCCTCAACATGCCCTACATGGACAATTGGGCCTACAAGATGCTGATGGAGCGCGAGCTCGGCGAACTCGATCCGGCCAAGGATCCCGAGCTGGCGGCCGCGCTCGAGGGACGGCCGCTGCTCGAGTGCTTCGTCCAGGCGGGCGGGCGTGAGCCAGACGCGGAAAACCTCCACAATCTGCGCGGCGGGAGGGGCTATTACGCGATCCAGGTGGCCGTGAACCGGCATCGTCAGGGATATGTCGACCGCATGGTCGACAACAAGCCAGTGCCGATGCAGCACGGCCAGCCGGTCAACCCCGACTTCAAGTATTCGGAGCATGTGCGGCCGGTCGCATTCGATCGGCGGCGCGTGCTCGTCGTCGGGGTCGACCAAGGCCTGTTCGCGGCGGCGGCGTTCACGCAGCGGACGACCATGGGGCAGCTGCGCACGCTCGCCGAAACGGTGATCATGCGCGAGGAGGGCAAGACGCTCGCCAAGGTCGGGCCGACGGCGTTCGGGAAGATGGTCAAGCAGACGCTGGCCGACCGCTTCCCCGATGCCGACCCGTCGCTGATCCGCGTGCGGTGCGACCCGGCCGCATTCGCCGCGGACGACCGCGAGGACGCGGAAATGGACTGGGTGCTCGCCTTCCAGAAGGCGCTGGGGATCAAGGTCCGCAAGGCGAAATCGAATCGTCAGGCGCTCCGGCTCGAAGGGGTGCACCGCGCCATGGCGGAGCGGGACGGGTATCAGATCGACCCGTCGTGCAAGCACCTGATCCGGGCGCATCTGGGCGGGTACCATTACCGCAAGGCCGAGATCGCGGACGGGGAGACGCGGGGTCACCTCGAGATCGCCGACACGATCTTCACGCACGTAGCGGACGCCGAGCAATACGCCGCGCTCGAGGGCGAGGGCGTGATCGCGGACATTCGCGGCAAGTCGCGCCGGCGCGGGCCGGTGACGAATGACAGTGGTTTCGATGTTCATGCGGGAGTGAGATGACATGGCAGATAACGCAGATAATCTTCGTGGGGAGGCTTTGGCCGAAAGCAACGGCCGTGTAGTATTCGAGTGCGGGGTAGAGTTGCCGCGTGGCAATCCTTATCGTCGAGGAACTCGAAACTATTCAGCTTTTCTGCGTGGTCACGAACGTGCTTCTAATCAGCCGCGAGTGGCATAGGCGATGCTGACGAAACAGATCGGGAAAGCGCTGGGCGGGGTGCTCAAGGCGGTCGGGATCGTGTCGACCCCGGGCAAGCCCCCTGCCCCCCTACGCAGCGTCACGCGCGACGACGCGGCCGGACAGGTCGCGGCGGACGACGAACTCCGGCGTCGCCAGGGCGGCGCGGCGGACATCATCACCGGAGCGGGCGGCGCCGAGGCCGCGCTCACCGGCGGTAAACTCACCCTTGGAAGCTGAAAGGAAAGACCATGAAAACGACCAAAAAGACGCGCGAGCAGGAGCTGATGGACCAGTTCAAGGATGGGCTCGACCCCGCCGGCGCGGCGGCGCTGACGCTACGGGTCGAAGCACTCGAGGCGGCGCAGGCCGGGCTCGATGAAGATCTCGGGCGCGAGCGGACCGAGTGGGACGCGCAGCGCGAGAGCCTGGTCGCCGACGCGGCGTCCGCGATCGTCGCGCGCGACAAGGCCGAGGGCCGCGTGAAGACGCTGGAGAGTCAGCTCACGAAGGCCAAGGCCAAGGTCGTCCAGGGGGCCGCGCCCGCCAAGCCGCGGGCACTCAAGAGTATGGAGGGCCCCGCGCGCGAGTTTTTGCACGCCCTCATCCGCGACGCGGAGCGGGTCGAGATCGCATTCTCCGACGGCACCGCCGAGATCGCGGGGGTAAACCCCGTCGTTGCGGAGGGCGAGGTGTGGCGCGAGCATCCGCTCGGGCTGATGCTGCGCGATCCGGTGACGATCCAGGGGCCGACCGGTGCGGCGAGCATCGCGCTCGACGGGTACGCGCTGATCCTCGACGGAAAACAGGTCGCGTACACCAAGCGGAGCGACGCGTTGCCGCTCGGCCCGGGGCAGAAGGTCACGCTGGCCGACGACATTTACTTCTAGGCGCATCGGGACGCGCGCCTTCGGGTGCGCGTCCCCCATTCGGGGCGACACATGGCGAACGGAAAGTTGCAGGACGACGAGCTGGTGCGCGAGCACCTGCGCAACCATGATCGGTTGCAGACGCTGCGCGCGCCATGGGAAAGCCTGTGGCAGGAAATCGACGAGCGCGTAAACCCGCTCGGCGCGGGGTCGTTCGGGATGTTCTCGCCGGGCGCGCGCGGTGCCGGGGTGCGGTTCGGGTCGGCGGGGACCCTGCGGGGCGCGGGCAACTTCGACGTAACGGCGGTGGAGAGCCTCGACCGGTTCACCGCGGCAATGGCGGCGATCACGATCCCGCGGAACAGCCAGTATATCCGGCTCAAATTCGGCAATGCCGAGCTCGACCGGGTGCCGAGGGTGCGGCGGTGGTGCGCGACGGCCGCGGACCGGCTCCACGCGATCCGGTACGCCCCGCATACGGGGTTCGAGGTCCAGGCGCAGGAGGATTTCCGGCAGCTCGGAAGCTACGGCACCGGGCCGCTGTGGACGGGCGAGCGCAAGGGCGTGGGGCTGTTCTACAAGGCGCTGCACCTGTCCGAATGCTATGTCGACGAGGATTTCAGCGGTCGCATCGACACGGTCCATCGCCGGTATGTCCGGACCGCGCGACAATGCGCGCAGGAGTTCGGACGCGACGCGCTGACGGGCAAGATGCGCGACGCGCTCCGGGACAACAAACTCGACGCGGAGTTCGATCTGCTCCACGTCGTCTGCCCGAACGGCGACCTCGACGAAGGGGCGTACGACCATCGCGGGATGCCGATCATGTCGCTGCATCTCGCGCTCGACGAGAAGGTCGTGCTGCGCCGCGCGGGGTTCCATTCGATGCCGATATCGGTGTCGCGGCACGTCACGGGGCCGTCCGACATCTATGGCCGGTCGCCGGCCATGAAGGTGATGCCCGCGATCAAGGGCGTGAACGCGATGGCGCAGACGATCCTGCGGGCGGCGCACAAGGTGGTCGACCCGGCGCTGGCGTTCTACGACGACGACGGGATCACGTCGCTGGTGACCAAACCGGGCGGGCTCAACCCTGGCCTGGTCGACGATCGCGGAACCCTGATGGTGCAGGCGTTGCCGACGGGTTCGAACCTCCCGATCGGGCTGGAAATGATGGAGGCCGAGCGCGGGGTGATCCGCACGGCCTTCCTCGAAGACTTCTTCCGCATCCTGACCAACCCGTCCGACCGGATGACGGCGACGCAGGTGCTCGAAATGGTCGCCAAGCAGGGGGTGCTCGTCGCGCCGTACGCGGGCCGGTACGAAACGGAGAAGCAGAACCCGGTCACACAGCGCGACCTCGACCTGGCGATGCGCGCGGGACAGGTCGAACCGTTCCCGCCCGAGGTCCGCGAGGCGGGCGGGTACCCCCAGATCGAGTATGAGAACCCGCTGACGCGGATGGCGCGCGCCGAACAGGCGGCCGGCCTGACGCGGTGGATCGAGGCGATGACGCCGCTGTCGCAGGTCGACTCGTCGGTGTTCGATCACATCGACGTCGACAACGCGGCCCCGGGGCTGGCGGACGTGCTCGGCGTCCGGCCGGACTGGATCACGACGCCCGACCAAGTCGCCGCGAAACGCAAGGCGCGCGAGGACAGCAAGGCCGCGGTCGAGGGGGTCGAGAGCATGCAGGGGGTGGCATCGGCGTATCTCGACATCGCCAAGGGCAATCAAATCGCGGAGATGGTTTGATGTTCGGAACCGAGCATCCGCTCAACCGCCTACGCTGGCGCGCGGTGTCATCGTCGCGGTCGTTCAAGAGCGTGTTCGTGACCGAGGAAGGGCCGCTTCGGCGCGCGGCGGAGCATGTCCTGGCCGATTTGCGCGAGTATTGTTTCGCGCGGACGTCGGCGTTCGATCCCGACCCGATCATCATGGCGCGCCGGGAGGGGCGGCGCGACGTGTGGCTGCGGATTTCCAACTACCTCAACCTGGACGAGGCTCAGGTCCAGAAGCTCATGGAGAACGACGATGGCATTGGATGACGGGGCGGGAACCGGCGGCGCGGGCGGCGATGTCGGGAGCGCGGCCGGGTTGCTCGGCGGGGCGGCGGGCGCGGGCACGACGGATGGCGGTGGCGGCACGGCAGGCGGAACCGGCGCCGGCGACGGCGGCGCGGCGGGCGGTGGGGCGACCGGGGCCGAGGTCGGCACGCCCGACTGGTTCGAGAAGGTGTCGGCGGCGGCCGGCGAGGGCGAGACCGCGTCGAACCGCGACTGGCTGGCGGCGAAGGGCGTCAAGGATATCGACGGGCTGGTGAAGATCACCCGCGATACCGAGCGGTCGCTGCGCGACGGGAGCAAGATCAAGGTTCCGGGCGACGGCGCGAAGCCGGAGGAGGTGGCGGCGTTCCGCGCGGCGATCGGCGTGCCGGACAAGATCGAAGGGTATGAGTTCACCGGCCCCGAGGGAGTGTCGCTCGACCAGCCCAAGATCGACGCACTCAAGGCGAGCGCGCTCAGGCACGGCGCGCCGGTCGAGGCATTCAAGGGTATGGTCGGGGACTTCATCAAGCTCCAGCTCGACGAAGCGGAGGCCGACCGGGTGCGGCAGGACGGGCTTGCTACGGCCTGGGTGAAGGAACAGGGCGCGAAGAAGGACGAGCAGCTGGCGCACATCGACGCGGCGGCGCGGGGTCTCGGACTGACGGCGACCGACATGACCGGGTTGCGATCGGGGCTCGGCGCGGACCGTGCGCTGTCGCTGCTTGCCAAGCTCGGCGCGGGGATGGCCGAGGATACGCTCATCACGGGAGGCAAGGGCCGGTTCGGGGTGACGGGCGCGGAGGCGCAGGTCGAGCTCGACCGGTTGAAGGCCGATCCCGAGTTCGCGAAGAAAGTCACGGTGGCCGGATCGCCCGAGCGGCTGCGGTGGGATCGGCTCAATCTGGCGGCCGCAGAGGCCAGGGCCGCACAGGAGCAAGGCTGACATGTCGGACGATTGCAACACCTGCGCGGATCGTGCCCGATCTGCCCAGATCAAGCTGGAAATCATCGTCCGCAACGGGATCGCGGATTTCGAAGCAATGGAGATGATCTCCGTGCTGGTAGATGAAGCGGGCGTGGAGGGCGCTGAACGATCGGTAATGGATCAGATGCCATTCTAAACGATTGACGCGCGACCCGGGTTGTGGAATTCAACGCGGACGGTCCCGGGGGGAGTGGTCACCCCTCCCCTCGCCCGAGCGCCGGCCTAGCCCAGCCGCCCCGGCCCCCATCCTGGACAGGATCGCCGATCGCGGGCGTTAAACGATAGAGCGGCCGGGCGACCTCGCCCCTTAGCCCTTCGAAATCGGTTCAAACCTTTTTCGCGAGGGCACCCGCCATGTCGATGGCCGTCAACACCACCGCAACCTACACTTTCCAGAACAACCTCGAGCTGCAATTGCAGCAGACCAGGTCTGCGCTGATCGGCACCGTCGAGACGCAGGACGCGTCGGGCGACAAGGTCGCGATCCGCGACATCATGGGCAACGTCCAGCCGCAGGTCGCCGACGAGCGCCACGGAGACACCCGTTACGTCAATACGCCGCACGACCGCGTCTGGCTCGCCAAGCCCGACGAGCTCTACTACGCCGAGCTGGCCGACAATGCCGACCAGCTGGCGACCGATATCGGCCTCGTCGGCGCGTACACGATGGCGGCGATGGCGACGATCAACCGGAGCTGGGACGACCAGATCCTGACGGGCGTGTTCGCGCCGATCGTGTCCGGCAAGGACGGCACGGTCACCACCCCCTTTCCGGCGGCCAACACCGTGCCGGTCACGGTCGGCGGCGCGTCGGGCGCGCAACGGATGAACGTCGCCAAGATGCGCGCGGCGAACCTGATGCTGATGCAGAACTACGTCGATGTCGCGCAGGAGAAGTTCATGGTCCTGTCCGGGGCGCAGATGGACGACCTGCTCGGCGAAGTCCCGGCTACCTCGAGCGACTTCAAGGGCGCGTTCGGCGGCAACTTCGTCAACGGCGTGCTGACCAGCTTCATGGGCTTCACGATCGTCCCGATGGAGCTGCGCAACCCGATGCTGCGTACGTTCTCGCGCGGGCTGACAGTCGACGGTTCGGGCTATACCAAGAATCCGTTCTGGGTGAAGTCCGGCGTCCGGCTCGGCATCTGGCAGAAGCTGCGCAGTTCGGTCGACAAACTGCCCACCAAGCTGTTCTCGACGCAGGTGTTCGCGGGAACGACCGTGGCGGCGACGCGGACGCAGGCGGGCAAGGTCGGCGTCATCCTCAACAGCGAAGCGTAAGGGCCGGTCGGGTCGGCCCAGCCGACCCCGCCTCCCCTCGGGAGACACAGAATGGCGGATCGTTACGCAACCCAGTTCATCGGCGCCAAGGACGGCACCTCGGCCCCGCCCAAGAAGCTCGACGGGAGCCGCGTCGGCGCGAAGCGCCGGCGCATCCAGGCCGACAAGGTCCCGGTCGCCGACGCGATCAACGACCGGGTCTTTATCGGCACGCTCCCGGCCGGGGCGAACCCGTGCGAGTTCCGCGTCACGACGGACACGTCGCTGGCCACGACGACCCTGTCGATCGGGACGGCCACGGTTCCGGCCAAGTATGTCGACGCCAAGACGGTGACCGCGACCGACGTTCCCCAGCTGCTCGGCCCCAAGGTCGCCGCGCTGCGTCAGGCATCGCTGACGGCCGACGAGGATCTGTGGGTCACGTTCGGCGTCGCGGCGGTGCCCGGCGCGGCGGTCGTCACCTTCGAGACGGAATACACGATCTCGGCCTGACCTTAGCGTGGGGCGGGTCAGTCGAGGCTCGGGCGGGGCCGTCAATCCCCGCCCGGGCAATCCTGTGGAGAGTGAAAGATGGCGACGGCTAAACTGACGGTCACGCGGGGCAAACCGAACCTCAAGGATGTGACGGTCGCCGCGGGCACCGCGATCACGGGATCGGACGCGATGGAACTCAACATCGACCACACCAAGTTGACCAAGGGCGACGCGCTGACGATGCTTGAGGGGCTTCGCCAGAAGCTCCTCGCGTCGAAGTGGCCGCTGCTCTGACCGCGCGGGCATGGCCGCGTTCGTCACCATCGCCAACCTGGCGGCGTCCGCGATCGGCGAGGACGACCAGCTAAGCTCGCCCGACGACGACACGCACCTGTCGCGGTCGGTGCGCGCGGTGTGGGACATCGAGCGGCAGGCGGCGCTGCGCGACCATAGCTGGAATTTCGCGATGCGGCGTGCCGAGCTGGCGGCGCAGGTGCTCGAGTTCCTTCCCTCCCCGTTCGCGGCGTCGTTCAAGCTTCCGGCCGACTGCCTGCGACTAATCGAGGTGTCGGGATGGAGCCGCCACGATTATCAGGTCGAGGGCGCGGCGATCCTGGCGCACGTCGAGGGGCCGCTGCGCATCCGCTACATCGCCGACGTCGAGGAGCCCGCCACTTGGGACCCGCTGTTCGTCAAGGCG